CCTTTTTCCCTTTTTTCCCCTTTTTTCAACCTCCCCTATATTTATTCGTCCTCGTATGGATACTTTTAAAAAACCGGAAAAAAGGGAAAAAGGGAAAACTATTTAGGCATCCTCCATATCGAACTCTCGTTTTCCATCGAGGATGGGAAACTTTTCCCCTTTTTTCCCTTTTTCCCTTTTTTCCCCTTTTTTCAACCTCCCCTATATTTATTCGTCCTCGTATGGATACTTTTAAAAAACCGGAAAAAAGGGAAAAAGGGAAAACTATTTAGGCATCCTCCATATCGAACTCTCGTTTTCCATCGAGGATGGGAAACTTTTCCCCTTTTTTCCCTTTTTCCCTTTTTTCCCCTTTTTTCAACCTCCCCTATATTTATTCGTCCTCGTATGGATACTTTTAAAAAACCGGAAAAAAGGGAAAAAGGGAAAACTATTTAGGCATCCTCCATATCGAACTCTTCTTCACTTTCTTCTATTATTTTCACCCCCACATATCCTCCTTTATAATATCTTCCATTTTGGTCTTTTCCACATTTACCAAGGTCTTTATCATATTTGTATCCCAATCGTTTCATATTCTCTTTGACTTTTTTTTCTGGCATTCCGGAAGCAAATACTAATGCTTTTAATGCTACACGTGCTTCTTCTTCAACCACACAGTTCTCTTGAATCCACGAACCGAATTCGTCATTTGCCATTTTGGTTTCGGCAGCGTCTTGTGCGAATTGAGTAGGCACGGGTGGTAGTCTGCGCTTATAATATTTATTAGCATATTCGATAATCAACCCGAATATTTCGTTAGCATAATTACATAACAAAGTCTCACGTAGGGTATTATCTGCTTTAAAACGTAGTTGTTCCGGTATATCCTCTTTTAATACGCCGGTTTTATCGAAATGAGAACCATATGAGACTTGAACGTATCGATTAAACACAGCATCTTCATTATCGCCAATTTTAACCATGTGATTTGTAAGTCCATACATTTTAAATTGTATATCAATTTTTTCACTCGTGCCAAACATCACTTCATTTTCAGTTGCTAATCCGTTCGATAATTCCTTGACAAAAATAGGGTCAACTTGTTTAGTTCCAAATTCATCAACCCAAACTAATAATTTGCCCTTCATCAATGCGAGTTGTTTATGTCGTTTGGCATTGTTCGTTTCGAGGAAAGTTCCCTTGGTATTATACACATAACAAGGCATCAATTCGGTGAGAATATCGAAATAAAACGTCTTGCCATTATCCCCCTTTGACTGTAGGGTTTTATCAACACAAAAATAAAATGCTTTTTCCAAGTTTGGTCGCCCAATAAAGGTATATCCAATAATCGATAGGAAATACTCGAGATGTTCGGGGTTGTTATTCATAATTTTCAATAATACATTTTTAACAAATTGTGTTTTTTCTGGATTAGCGGGCATATAATCATATTGTATAGTATCAGTGATATAATCACTCGGTAAAATGCCGTAACGGAATATACCGGTTTTTAAATTATACACTCCATTTTTGAATGCCAATTGGTCGGTGAGTTTATCTATTTTTTTAATAAACAACCTATCGCATAAGAGTGTCTTCAAGTTTTTGGTAAGCACACTTAAATATGCCGGTTTGGAAATGTCCCGATACGCTTTTAAATACCGCTTTTGTATTTCGATGAGTTTGTCCTTAACTTCTCCATTTGCTCTTGATATTTTATGTGCGGTTTGTTTTTGCCCTTCGTCAATATATTTGCGTATTTCACTTGTGATATAATATGTAGGTTCGTTTTGTGACGCCCATAAATTTAATTCATTAACCATATACCATTTCTCACTACATAATATGAGGGTATGTTTTAATGTTTTTGATATAACAACCGCACAATTGTAGGGGTCTTCTAAATCATCAATTTTTATATAATACGATACGTGATTGTTTGATTCAACACTTTCGCTCGAAGTGTCGCTTTCAGTGTCAGTTTCGGGTTCAGGGTCAATATTTATGCTCTCGATAAGTTCTCGTCGTGCTTGTTCTAAATCATCCTTGTATCGATTCTCATTTGCCATTTTTATAATATCGTTTGTTTTTAATTTATCGGTTTGTCTCATAAACTCAATAATTGTTCCCATACTAACACCGCCTCGTTCTCCATCATCCCATATTTTATCGACTGCGTCAGCATCATATGTTTTTAAACATAATTTCGAGAAATCGTGCGCTAACTCTCGACGATTGAATACATTTCGTATCGCCCAAATAACACGTATCCATTTGGCATATGTTCCCGATTTGGCATAAGGGGTTAATAATCCGGCGCGCATTCCTTCCTTAAAAATAGTAAGTTCATAATTTCCGGCGGGGACGAAGTCCCCAATAGAAGTTTCAGTCACGGGTCTTTCGGGTATATATTCTACGTGAGTATATGCGTTGGTAGGTATAAATGCAGTAATACAAGATTGCTCGAATGTGCCTTGTTCTATTTTTAATGGTCTATTTTCAAAGGGTTTATTAGAATATGGAGAACGTATTTTTTGTGTCTTCATATATGGGGCAGTATCGAATACTTGTCCGTTAAAAAAAGTAGTCATATCGTCAGCATCAATATGAGAAATTGCGAATGCGTTTAACCGGTCAATTAATACCTTCTGGTGAGACACTAACGCTATAATATTATTAAATACGAAATGGAACGATAGTTTGGAAATATACGATTCATCGAGTGCTTTTTTGGATGTATTGTATGGATTGTAGTATGGATGGTGTGACGATGATATGGAGAGTTGTTTTGGGTCATATGCTTCCTCGAAAAACATAGAAAATACATTTAAAATTTGTGCTCGTAATCTCGGCATTTCAGCAATAAGAGCATTACCATCATCTCGGTCATCGGGTATAGTTTTTATATCAACATCGAAATATAATTTCACGGGAGTATCAGTAGGTAGAATTTCGTAGCAATTGAGACGCTTACAAATTGCTTCGTATTCGGTGGCGCTTATAGTCTCGGGTGCGTATTTATTAAGTTCGGCAGAATAAGTGATAGTAGGAGTAGTCATCGTGAATATGTGGAATAGGGATTGTTATAGAATAATAGAAGATATTATTTTATAGAAGAATCGCTAAAAACTCGACTTTTATAGAATTCCAAAAACGAAGACGGCGCATACCATCTCGTTTATTATTTAAATATATCTCTCGGTTTTTCGCCTTCCATCGAGTCATAGATGCTTTGTTTTGTTCGTATGTGCCGTGCATATTCGAGAGTATTGATTAGATAAGGGTAGGGTATATAATACAGGGAGATTATTTTATGTTGTTTTCTGGAAATGAGAATGCCCGTATAACCGGTTCAATTTTTGGGAGAAAATGGTGTAGCAGTCACGATGGAAGCACAGCATCCACCGAGACATTTTAATATACTCTCGAGAGTCTTCCGGAACAAACAATCTACAATAGTGACAATAACCCATTATATACTATCACTATATAAATATGGGGGCATCTCGAATATTAGAAACATTGTGTGGTTGTATCGGGTTAAGTCGGGGTAATCCGGACACGGGGTTCTGTAGTGTTTTTGCGTCGTTTGCTAAAGAACTGAAGACATCGCCTCTGGTTCGGTAGTTATACACATTCGATTTCGGTTTCTGGTAAATATTAGCACCGTTATAGGTAATAGCACGGTCTTCGGGCGCAACCATTTTAGCAATTTCGGCACCACCAAGCGAGTGCCCGACCAAGGTGACGGGAGTATCGTATTTTTTCTTCGCTTTAATGTATGCGTCATAATTTTGAGCGTAACGGACAGTCTTGTCGAGACGACCCAATCCAATGCCGGCAATATCGGTTACAATGTCCTTGGGTGATGTAATCTGGGTGCCGTTGTCTATAAATATGACTTTTTTCGTAAATGGATTATACGCCACAGTGCGTTCTCGGGTGGTGAGTTCTTCGTCTAACCTATAACCGAAACGCTTGAGGCGGTTCTTTTGTTTTGCTTCGTTACGTAAGTAACCAATCTGTAGGGCGTTGTATAGGCGAAGTTTCCGGGGTCGGCGTATCGAGCGTGGCATTGTGTATATAGTATCGTATGAGATAATTTATAATGTATGTATATAGACTCTCGACAAATGCGAATAATAGAACATACCGCACCCAAATTATGTAAAGTGAAGATGGAATGTGACACAGTCATCGACTCGAAACTACAAGAGCACATGGCAATCGAATGTTGCTTTGCGAAGTCAAGCACTACGATAGTGTCGGGTGGGACAGGTTCCGGAAAAACAACGTGGGTAGTTCAAATGTTAAAGAGTGTATTCAAGCGTTGTTTCCACGACATCATAGTTTGTATGCCGGAGAACTCGTTTAACAGCATTGCGAAAAAGGACAATCCGTTTATCCAAATCGACCCCGAGAATATCTACCATGAGTTCAACGCAGAAACATTGAGCGAGATATACGCTAAAATTGAGGAGAACAGCGCAGCGGGAAACTTCACGCTATTTATATGTGACGATTTCGGGGCAGATTTAAAACAGAAGCAGAATGAGTATATCCTCAATACGATATTTTTAAAACAGCGACACTTGAGAGTATCCACACTGTTGTTAGTGCAGAACTGGTATATGGTTCCCAAAAAAATGCGAGAGATTGCGACCAATCTGGTAATGTTCAATACGAACAAATCACAGAACCAAAAGGTGTTTAAGGAACTCTTCGATTTAAAGGATGAACAATTCCGGGAACTGATGCGTATGCTGCCAACCGCACACGATTATTTAATAACGAATTTAAAATACAAACGCATATTCGTGGATTATAACGAAGTGGACTTCAGCGACGAATAAAAAATATCTGGTATATATATATACAATGCCGGATAAGAAGAAGCGTTCCAAAAAACAGAAGCAGAAACAGAAGCAATCACAGCAACAATTTGTGAATGTAAATATTAATCAGGCAACCGAAAAGCGTAGAGCGCCCCGTAGCCGCAAACAGCAACCGTCAGCGGTGGATATAGCAGCGTTAGAGTATCTCCAACCCCGTCAAATGCCGACAGTCATATATCAAACCGGTTATGGTTCGCAACCGGTTCAATCCGGGTTTTCGTTTCCCAATCCGGTGCGACCATCTTTAGCAGATATAATTCCCCAACCCAAACAATCGACTCTCGAAGATATTGGACAAGTCGGCACGGAGGGTCGGGTAGAGATATTAGACCAACCAACGAAAAAGGAACAATTAGCAGAATTAATAGAACCGGTTTCAGCACCAATGGATATGTTTAATGAACAGTTTGTAAAAGCAGGCATGTATGACCCGATGCCCGGGTTCGAGTTTGGGATAGGACCACAAGTTCCCGCAATGGGAGAACCAATAATGGGTTATGAACCAATGACCCAACAAGCACAAGCATTTGCGAAGGCAGGCACAAAGGGTTATTACATTGATAAAATCACACAAATCACGGGTGTAGAACCTTCGGCAGACTTGACGCTGAAGCAATTGAAGAAGGCATACAAGATGTTAAAGTAGGGAAACCTACGGTTTCCCCTACGACCCCTTCCCTTATCTTCTCGAAAAGGAGGGGGTTAGGGGGAACGTAGTTCCCCCAAGGGGGTTAGGGGGAACGTAGTTCCCCCATTAAAATAATGGTATAGTATAAAGGGAATGTCAAATCTCACGGGATACAATACCATTAACAATATTACACTCACAGGATTAAGCGATTTATCGGTAGATACTCTCAATGTATCAACAGATGTGATTATACCGAGAGTCGATACGGCATTAATTCCAACTTTGGGGGATACAATCAGTTTAGCAACATTGTGTCAAAATTTGTATTACGATAATGTGAATAGGCGATTCCAGATATACAGCGACAACGGGACGACGATGTTATTCCAAGTCGATACCCTTTTAAATACGATATTGGCGAAACCAACCAAATTCACACTGTTGGGAACAGTATTGAGTCTGGATACGGGTTCAACGATGTTAGTCGCGGGAATAAGTATATCCCCGACAGAGTTATCCTATTTAAAGAACGCAACCTCGAATATCCAAGCGCAACTCAATGCAATCACAGCGAGTCTTTCAGGGTATGTAACATTAACAACAACGCAGACAATCACCGGAACGAAAACAATGAATGACTTATTACCAATATTCGCGACAAATACCACGAGTTATAAGATGGGCACGAATGCAATGCAGTATCAGCAGGCAACATCCGCGAATAATATTGCGTGGGGGACGAATGCATTGAGGGGTAAATCGACATTACCAGCGAATAACGTATCCAAGCGTAATATATGTATCGGCGATAATGCCGGACAGAATATGCAGGATTCGCCGTGTGATGATAACGTGATAATTGGATACAATGCGGGGCGAACTATGTTTTATCAATCACAGCAGTCAGTAATCATCGGGTCAAACGCATACGGGTTAAATGCGTGGTCGTTACGAAACGTGGTAATCGGTTATAACGCGGTAGGGACAGGTTCGACTCAAAACACAGACTGTGTTATAATAGGAGCGAACTGTGGTGTAACGTTTAGTGGTCAAAGTAATGCAGTGGTGATAGGTGCGAATAATGGATATATTAGTTCATCATTTTCAGTAGTGGGGTCATTTAATCTAACATCGGCAACGCAGGGGAATCGAATAACGATATTGGGAAGTCAAAATTTAATAAATGTGGCGTTTAATGCATTCAATTGTGCGATTGGAAACGAAAACGGTGCATCACAGACAAGCGGATTTTATAATATCTATATCGGGCAATTTTGTAATGTAGCGTCAAGTGGAATATTAAACTCGGCAGTCATAGGAGTATCTGCGATTATCCCGCGTTCGCACTGTTTATATTTAGGGGCATCAACAGCGGATTTAATTACATACCAGAATGTATGTATCGCATTTAAGAATACACTTCGATGTGTGAAGACGATAACAGGAGTCAGTTATGCGGTCTTATTTGAAGATAATGAGTATTTATATTTAACAGATGACGTGACAACATCGCTACAATTGCCAACTCCGGCAACTGGAAGTGGCACAGTCAAGAATGTCGGCGCGACTTGGACGATAACGAGAGCACAAGCGACGGCAAGTACGATAACAATTAATGCTCCCGCGGGACAAACATTGAGACTACCCACTGGAGGGACTGCAGCATCATATACATTTAAACCAACTGAATGGTATGTTACAATAACGTGTGTCGCGACTTCAGGAACAAGTTATCAAGTCGTATCCTCTCAATCAACCTCGATAAATAATATAATTCGATGCAGTGAGAACACGACGAATGGGACCGTGACTTATGGTAACAGCGGAACAGCGAATATCGGATTATATAATACACTGATTGGAAACAATGCTGGTTTAAATATGAGCGCCGCTGGGGCGCAACTGAATACGGCGGTGGGTTATAATACTCTGGCGTCGGTAACAACAACTGGCCAATTGAATACGGCATTGGGGGCGGGTGCCGGACAGCATAATACACTCTCAAGAAATACGTTTATCGGAACGAATACAGGTCCAATCGGTCCGAACTCAATCGCAACCAAATCCACTTATCTTGGGGGTAATGCAGGAGCAACAACAACGACAGGTCAAATCGATGAATGCACCCTACTCGGGCATTCCACAGATTTTGCAGTGGCGACGGGTTCGTATCGAAATAGCACGGCAGTTGGATCGCATTCAATCATCGCGAGTAATAACGAAATCGTTCTCGGTGGGTTAAATCAAACCGATGGGGTTTCATATCCGCAAGTTGTAATGCCTGCCAAATTGAGATTACAATCGGCACAACTCTATAATACAGGAACTGTTTATAGTGTAGCGTTTGGGAGGGGTCAAGCAGAGACAGTTGTATTACAAACCGGCGCAATAACCACCATCAATCTCCCTATAATTACTCCAACGAATGTGGGGTTCACGTGCACGATAACGAGAGCATATATCCCAGTGATAGCGGATACGATATCAATCTTCGCAGCAGGTACTGAAAATATCCAGAGTGCGGATACTGCTCCATCATCGAGTTTTACAATGGATTGGTCGATAACCTCTCTGCGTTTGACTCTGGTGGATACAGCAGGGACAATCAATTGGATTGCGAGTTATTCCAGACAATTCAGGGCACAAGTGGATAACAATAATACAGCGTACCCAGTGGCGTTTGCCCCCTTAACGACTGGAGTAATCAATGCGGTATTCACTGATACGTTGCTAACATTTAATCCATCCACAAATACTCTAACTTCTTCGGTTATGAACGCAACCACAATGTCTGCGACAACTGTAAATGCATTGGATGTGAATGCGACGGGGACGGTAACAGGAAATGCATTTAAAACCACGACTCCAATTTGTGTGGTTCAGAGTCCCACAGTAACAGTCTCACAAAATACGCCGATTTCAGTAACGATGTTTGCCGCGAATTTCAACACATACAAGTTTAGTAATTTAGGGACAGCATCTGTAACGTACAATCTACCAGTAATCACTGCAACAACAATTGGTTGGGCATTCACGATAAAACGAATGTTTGGAACGAATTCGAATACTTGTGCGATCGTGCCGCCCACAAGCCCAATTCAACCGGTTATAAAAGTGAGTCCAATCACTAATTCGTTTAATATGCTGACAACTGAATCAACTTATCAATTCGAATCAATTGTAACACAGCAGGCTGGGGTCAATGGCACGTTTTCAAATGCAGCGGGGAGCACAACAATTACTATTAACACTCTGGCGGCAGGAACAGGGCAGTTAATGATTGGTGGTGTAATATTTTTAGGAGGGAATGTCAATGCGAATCGAACAATTAGCGCGTATATTTTCGGTGGAGGAACTGGTGGTGTTGGAACGTACACACTCAGCACCGCGATAACATTGGCGAACGTTACACAAACATATACGGGAGTAGAATCATATGGATACATAGTAACCCATTTTTTTTAGATTATTCACGGAGACTTAAAGAATATTCCATTTGGCTCGAAGCCAGGTCTCGATATATTTGTCATCGTTGCCCCAATCAAGGAACCCGTTTGTGGTATCCAATGTATAGATAGCATTATCAACCGGTGTGTCATCAGCATCCAAAAACAACACGGATATTTTGGCATACTCGAAAGGTTTATACTCGTATATCGAGTAGCGGAATTTAACCATAACGAGAGTCTTCTTAATGTTCGGGTAGAGGTTACACGTGATAGGGTTCATCTTATATATAATACATACAAAATAAAATCTCGGGTTATGATATACTATGTCATCGACTCTCGAACTTATTCAAGTTCAACCCAATCTTGCTCGAGACATCAAGCGCCAAGAAATTATCAAGACCATACAAGACCGCATAACAAGTCTCAACCTACCATTACAAACTTATAAAACAAACACCGAGTTCGTCTTGCTCGTGCTAAACCTTATCGAACACTTGGTTGTCAAGTCGAACAAAATAGACAAGAAGGCATTAGCAATTCAAATACTCTCAACTATGCTAAACCTCAATGCGACGGAAGCACAGACTCTCGAAACAAACATTGAGTTCCTCCACTCGAACAAGATGATAAAAAAGATTAGCAAGTTCAAACTGTTCTGTGTTGGTGTCGGGGAACTGTTCTTCTCAAAAAAAAAGTAATTAGGATATACCGAAACCTTCAAGGCATCGGGCGAGACATGGCGATAAATAAGTTATGCCTAACGCTTGGTGCGAAGGAATGCCTGATGGTATATAATGTGGCGACATTCAACCCGATAAATATAGCGGTTACAATCCTCGCATCTAAACTCGGGTTGAGTAAGGCAGTTGTAGTTGTAATTATAGCGTTTCTTCTATAGTTCCATAGGGGGGGGTGTTCAAGATTATGCGGAAAAACAGAAATTTAGTTTTGTGTTTAAAATTGACAAAACTAAATCGAAAATTAGGCGAAATTCAAATTCAAAAAACGACGACAACTAATTCTAAAATGGGTTAAAACATACTATTATATAGAATATCATATTTTAATAAATAATATAACAAAACATAATATTATCAATTGATAATATTATATTATATATATTTTGGTTTCGTTTTTTCGATATATTATATAAATGTAGTATTAGTTGTCGTCGATTTCTGGCAAATCCAATTTTCCAATTTGGGATTTATTTTTGGTAGTTTTTAACTCTAAACTAAAATTTTGTTTTCGGGGTTTTTTAATTTCAATTGTCGTCGATTTCTGGCAAATCCATTTTCGACGAACTATGTTGAGCGCCCCTTCGGGGCGACCTTCACATAATTATAATTAGCATTTATTTTTTCCAATATCTTCTCCCGATTATCGAGGTAGTATTGTTTATGATATTCTCTCGAAGTTGTAGTTGCCCGACTCTTGTTGTATGTATTCATATTTGCCGATAGGGTTTTTATCCAATACCCCTCCCTTGCCTCCGCTTCTCTACGGTCACACTCTAATGTTTCTACCGGTTGTATATTGAACGAATCCCATCCGCCTGACTCTCGTATTGTTTTATATAACAGACATTTGTATGACTCGATGTTTCGAGTGCGAAGTTTATGAACGGATTCGCGCTGATTGAAGTCGGTTGTGCTTCCAACATAGTTTAGGCAAACAGTAGGGTCGTTGTGCTTAATCTGGTAGATGGTATATTTCGTTTTTTCGAGAGTATTCATTTTTACTAAATTGTATATAATTTATATATTATATATATATTATATATACCACCAAATATATGAATGGAATCTATCATCCATACCCGCATGAAGAAAAACAAACCGGACATCTCCCCCTCATCCATCAAGACATATACTACACTTTTAAAATCATTATTCTACCGACATCACGAGAAGAATGTTCCGGTGGATTGTGACTGGTATGACAACGACAAGACGATTCTTGCCGATATTGCCGAGCGCCCGCTTACCACACAAAAAACCATTCTGTCTGCCTTGATTGCGGTATGCCCTAAAAATGAGAAATACAAAAACAAACTCCTACAGTCTGGGAGCAAGTATCAGTCGTGGGTTAATAAGCAAGAGAAGAGCGAGAAGCAACACGACAACTGGATGCCTTATGAGGATGTCGTTAAAATATATAAGGACGCATACTCGAATATAAAACCGCTGTTGTCTCACAAGGGCGAAATCTCACAAGCAGATTTTATGCGATTCCAAGATTTCGTTATTCTGGCGTTATGCTCTGGCGTATGGTTTCCACCGAGACGTTCTGCCGATTGGATAAATATCAAGTTGTTACGTATCGATAAATCGAGACACAACTATATCGACAAAAACCGTTTCTACTTTAACGAATACAAAACGAAGAAGTTCTACGGGCGACAAGACATCGCCATTCCTGCCGGATTAAAAACCATCTTGACTAAATTCATTTCCCATAACCCATACGACTATTTGTTGGTTGATAATTTAGGACAACAAATCACAAACGTCCGTCTCGGGCAACGTCTTAACCATATGTTTAAATCGAAAATATCCACCTCTATGTTACGTCATATCTTCTTGAGTGACAAACTCAAGAGCATACCTTCGTTAGTCGAGTTACAAAACACTGCCGACGCAATGTCGCATTCTGTTACTGAAGCACTCCAGTATGTAAAACGTTGAGACAAGGGAACTCCTGCGAAGCAGTTGTGATGTTGATATTTCGACGTAGTCGAAATATAAACATTGACTACGTTCCCTTCGAAACCCTCCTCAATAATGGTGATACGGTTTCTTGTTTTTGTTCCTCCTCCAAGGAAGGGGGTTGGGGGGAAATTACGGTTTCCCCCATAATAAACTTGCGGGTCTCGTAATATACGAACGCTACATACCCTATCAATAACCCGATAATTTGAATAATATATAACATTCTGTTTTATATATTATACCCTACATTTTTATACGGTTTTATATTTTTTATTTTTTATGTTGTCTATACCATTTACATCTTAACTTGGATTTCACCCGAGGCGGGATCAAGAACATACACGACATCCATCTTGGCAATGAAGAAATATGTGAGACCGTTCGTGCTTCCGTTGGCGATTTGTGCCTGAAGATATACCTGACCGGACTGCAAGTTCATACCATCCATGATTCCTGCCTTGACAACCTTCTCGAGAGAATACATCCACAAGAACTGAGACTGGTATAAGACTGACGAAGAGTTGCCCGCATCAGTAAACACTCGGTCCGCATCCGTAGCAAGAGTTCCACCCGGAACATACACGAAGTATCTGCTTGGAACCAAACCGGATTTAAACTCGTATGTGCTGAAGTTGCCTAATGATTGCTGGGTCTGCATAAACAATTGCGAAGGATTATACAAGGGGTTAATAGGATTGCTGGGCACTAACATACCGTTAATATTCCACGCGAGACTGGTTGCTTGGGGACATTTCGAATCATAGATACCGTTGATACAACCCGCGGTTGATAATGTGGATGTCTCACATACTCTCAATCCGCAAGCTCGAACAGAACTACCCTTGAGACCAGTGAGAATAGAGACTGAACCCGAAACACCGGATGCTACTGAAGTAGCACTCACACGCCAAGTGAGACCATTGTAGTATTGAGGCCCGGTTTTTCCTAACAATCTCATACCTTCCATTCCGACATCGACGTATTGACAAGACAAACTGATGTTGTCTAAAGTTGCGGTGAATGTGGCAGCGGTCGTGGCAGTCGATGTTACGAACGTAATGGGTTGAACCGCAGCGGTTTGTAGAGTAACTTGAAGTCTGTTGGTTTGTCCCAAATTAAACATTTTGGATGCTCCCTTACCAAGAAGAGATGACAACAGGGGAATCGAGTATGAATAATAAACCGTTACAGCAGCAGAAAGAGTAGAATTGTTAATACCGGCAAGGGCGTGACCGGAAGTAATGTTCTGGGAATTGGAACTTTCGGTTTCATAGGCGAACCCGTATGGTTGTGCTAAACAATCACGCTGGGCAACATCAATTTCGGTTTCGGCAATCACATCATTGACTAAACCGTATTGGTTTATATCCTCGAGTATGGCGCCACTTTGACTTTGAATAAACATACGGTCGAACCACGCCATAGCGTGAGAACGAAGACGGGCACTTGTGATGATTGCGGCAGAAGCACCTGACGGGACGGAATACGCAACACGGAAATTTACAAGAGTAAAACGAGGGTCTAAATGAACGCCCTTGCCTCCCGAGCATGGCAAGTCGAAGATGATATTGGTGCTGGTTCCGTTCAATTGAAGGGTGCTTGATGCGGTCAGTGTTTGAGTGGAAGTTGTGACGGATTGAATGTTGCTTGGGACAACTTTGACGTTGTATGAATTCACACTTGCAGGGAGTTGATAGTCAATCTCACTCGAGAGTTCTTTTGGGAATCCTACAGCACTTGACATTATTATTGTATATTCTATACGTAGACAATAATATTTTTGTATTAAGGGAACGTTGGTTTCCCTACTCCTCTTCGTCATAAATTACATCCTTCGGGAGAATCTTGGGTATACTATTTATGGCCTCCACCAAATTCCCGAATTTGGGCGGGCGTTTTAAATATCGTCTAAACACATTGAATTGTAACACAAAATACATCGACATATTATTAAAGTCGATTTCTTGATTGTTGTCGTTCGTGACTGTAATCACTATTCCATTATTGCTAATACTCCGAACTAAATACGAATCGGTTGTATTCTGGTATATTATCTGGGAGTTCAATCGAGCGTTATTCGGGATACTCGCGATAATATCACAACTCGACACCTTGGAGTTTGTCGTAAGCATTAACCCATTCGATAGAACATTACAATGGATTATGTAGCGGTCTATGGGTAGAAAATCGACAGTGAATGGACTGCTTATGGTCGTGTCGAACGGGTATGTCCCAAATAGGGTTTTGCTAAACCCCATATTGTAATCACACGTTGTTCCGTTCGCAAATCCCCAAGCACCGGTCAGCACACCCGAAAATGTAAAATTGTATGTATTCGTTATACTCGAAAATGTGGTTGTTATAAAATGTGGCGAACCACTGATTTGACTGTTTAACCACGCCATAAATGTCGTCACGTTATAGTTTCCGTGGGGCACGGATAATACGGATGTAAAAAACCCACCACCCGTTGATACGATTAACGTGTCGTTGCCTTCATAAAAAATATAGTTCGAATTACAAATGACTGCATAGGGCATACTCATCGTCACATATTCAATACTGTCGTCATTTTCGAAGTCGATGTAATTTTTTAGGTCATAAAACGATTTCGATTTCTTCGTGCCGTTTAGCGGGATACAAGAGTCTGCTTGTGTATTCAAGTGTAGGGTCAGTGTGTCCTTAACTAACTCGCTATATTCGATTTTCTCCATTTTATTCTCCTATACTCTCTGGGGGGATAATAACATCGGTTTCACCACTTTGGATTAGTTTTCCGGCGCTTACTGCATCTTCTTGTTTCAGTGCCATACGCTCGTTTAATGCCTCCATATTTGCGTCGTTGACTCTCTTCAATTCGTCTAAAACACTCTCATCATCTAACCCATACATTACCCGCATCACGGTTTTTAGTGCGGTGTCATCTCCTAAACCCGCAAACATAGCATCGATAACCTTCTCGGCATTCTGCTGTTGAATAGTTCTAAATTTGGACATTGTTATATATTCCATCGAGAGATTATTTTTTAGGGGAACCTTGGTTTCCCTAAGGGGAACTACGTTCCCCCTAACCCCCTCCTCGAAAGGAAGGGGTCTTAGGGGAAACCTTGGTTTCCCTAATATAACTCGAAGTATAAAATAATCTGGTAATCATATATGTTTGATATACGCAACCCACTGGATAAATCTGCTCGATTGAACGTGAGGGTGAATGCTTGATTGTTATTTGGCACTGCTATATCCACTCCAGTCTCGTCTGTAGTATTTATTGAGAGGCAATGAGTTGACGTGCCCGTCGTCGGGCAATCTATCGCTGTTATAGGTCCTAAAACAGTTCCGTATGTTCCGGTGCTTTGATATGAGGACGGCAAGTTACACGTCAAGTATCCTAAATAAGTTTCCCAATCCGTAGCGATTGCCGACCAAGACGTGCCTATTAAATTATATCGGACACGGCATCTCTTATATGTTTTATTATCATATCGAAACAACTCGTCGAAATTTATATTCCACGTGACATTGTTGAGATTAGTCCTGTCTACCGGTATGCTCTGGTTTCCCGCTGGCGAGTTCGTCGATATTGTCGAGAGATACAAAGTATATACTGGCATTATTAATATATACATTGTGTATATTTTTTAAAAAAACTTTACACGGATTTGAGGTGCGGGAACTGGGGCGGGTGCGGGTGCGGGTGCTGGTGTTGATTTCTTCTGCTTGGTTATGCTGTTGGATTTTTTTGATTTTTTCGCAATATAAATCACCGGTTCATCGTCGTCACTGCTACCACTGTCGGTATTTCCGTATTCTTCGCTATCACTCGAAGATTGAACTATCAGTGTTCGGGGCTTCGCTTGTTTCTTAAGTGGGGGAACTACGTTCCCCCTAACCCCCTCCTTCTTTGTTTTTCCTAAAGGTGCTGCTGGGGGTTCTGGTGGGGGAACTACGTTCCCCCTAACCC